CACATCGCGGCGCGGGGGCACGAGGGGCGTGCGGTGGTCGCGCACGAGCACGCGCACGCAGAGCCAGAGGGCGGCGGCGGTCATCGTCCCATCGCAGCGCGCGCCTCGTCCCAATCGGTGAGGACCTGCGCAGCGGTCAGCGCGCTGGTCCACACCTGCACGTCGCTCATCATCGCGAGCGCAGCTGGCACGCTGAACGCATCGCCCGCGGTGCCGCCCACGTTGATCCGGTCGAGCGCCGGGCGCGAGCCCGTGTCCGACGCCGACCTGAGCGCGACGCCGTCGACGTAGAGCACGATGGCGCCCGTGCTCTGGGCGTGCGTCACCACGATGCGGTGAGGGATCGTCCAGTCCAGCGACACCGCAGAGGTGACGACCGCGCTCCCAGCGACCCCTGAGCTGACGAGCACATCCGCCCCGCTGGTGAGCAGCGCGAGGAGGTTGCGCGTCACGGTCGACCCGTCCCACGCGATGAGCAGCATCTTCGCGCCCGACCAAGTGATCGGCAGCAGCCGTGCACCGACCGTGAGCGCGAGGGTCAGCGACGCGCCCGACGCGATCGTGGTCGTTGCCGAGAGGCGGTCCCCCGTCGCCGGAGAGCCGTCGCTCACCACGCCGCCGCGCCAGATCGACACGCCGGGGCGGTCCGTGAGCCACGACGCGCCCGTCGCCGTGAGCGTCGCCGCGCCCGATCCGAGGTCGCTCCAGGGCGAGCCGCCCGTGAGTCGCCAGTGGTGCAGCGCCGCGCGCGTGCTCACGGTGGGGCCGAGAGAGCTCAGCGACGACCCGCCCGCGGCCGCCGCCCAATGCGGCAGGCCCGCGTCGCTGACGGTGAGCACCTGCCCTGCGGTGCCGGGGCTGACCGCGACAGTGGCGACGGCGTCAGCCGCGCCCGCATCCTGCGCGGTGATGAGCGCGCCGTGCTGCGTGAGCCCGAGGCTCTGCGCGCGCTCGCCGCCCGACATCGCGACGAGCGCGGCGAGGATCGCCGCCGTCACGCCCGCCACAGTCCCTGCCATTGTGTATCGCGTGGCCATGTCTCAGCTCCCGTGGACCAGCATCGTCCCTGCGACGAGCCAGTCGATCGTGGTGGCGAGCGCACCAGTCACGCGCACGCGGATGTTGGTCCCGCTCACATCGAGCACCGCGGCCCACCCGCTTGCGCCGCCGTCATCCGCGGTGATGAGCTGGTTGCGCACGGTGCACGTGCCCGCGACGTTGGTGACGCTCGCGAGGATCTTGAAGGCGACCTGTGCGCTGCGGTCGCTCTGCGTCGCGCTCACCACGAGGTCGAGGGCGTGGCCCTTGTCGGTCGTGGTCGCGATCGTCGCGATGGTCGTTGTCGTCGCGTCGGTGGTCTGCCCGTCGTCGGGCGCGAGGGGCGCGGTCCACGGCAGGCCCGTCACGTCCGTGGCCGCGAGCTGCGCCCACGCCGGGTCGGTGCCGTCGCTGCGCAGCACGCGCCCCGACGCGCCCACGGCGAGGCGCTGGTCCGCGCTCGCGCCACGCACGATGAGGTCGCCGCGCGTGGTCGTGGGGGACGATGCGGCGGTGGCGGGCTCCCACTGCGAGGTGGAGTTGTTCCACGCCAGCGTCTGCCCGTTGGTCGGCGCGGTCGTGGCGATGGTGCGTCCGCGCAGGTAGCCCGCATCAGCGAGGTAGGACGGCTCGCGCGAGGTCCACGTGCCCGGGGAGGTCGCCGAGGCGCGGCTGGAGTAGACCGTCCACGTGAGCCCCGTCGCGACGATCTGCCCGTCTGCGTAGACCGCGCGGTAGAGCGCCCACGACGACTCTTCGGCCACCGGCAGCGGGAGGCGCTCCCAGTTCTGCCCGTCGTCGTCCGAGCGCCAGAGGTACGGCGCGGCGCTCTGCGTGGCGATCCACGAGCCGTCGACGTGCGCGATGTCTGTGATGGTCGCGCCCCACGCGGTGGGCACGGTGATCGCGCTCCACGTCGTGCCGCCGTCGGTCGAGCGCCAGAGCAGCGTGGCCGAGAGCGCGGTGGTGCCGTCCTCGCGGTAGGAGGCCCACGCGAGGAGCGTGCGTGCGTCCGAGGGGCCACCCACCACGAGCTGGACCCGCGCGTCGGTGGGGATGCCCGCCATCGTGCCCAGGGCGCCGCCGCCCGTGGGGAACGTCGACAGCGGAGGGAGCGATGCGACCTGCCCGATGCTCGACGCGACGATGTGCCGCGAGCGCGAGTCGTCGTAGGCGATGGAGGTGGCGCGCCCGCTGCCGCTGCCCCACGAGGTGCCCGCGGAGTAGGGCCACGTGGTGCCGTCGTCCGCGGATCCGACGACGTTGTACTGCCCCGCGCTGCCGCGCTGTAGGGCGTAGATGTCCGACCCACCCTTGACGACGCCGCGAAGGGGCAGGCCCCCGAGCGCGGCCACCGCCGTCCAGTCGGACGCGCTGCTCGCGCCGATGGCGCTGGCGCTGGACCCGTCGTGCACCGGGGTCGACCACGCGGTGTCGGTGGCGCCCACGAGGCCCCACGTCACCCAGTACACACCGACCTGCGCGATGCCCGCGAGGGAGTCGGCGCCGGTGGGCACGGCGCGGTCTTGCCACGTGAGGCCGTTCTTGCTCACCGCGATTTTCGCGACGGGGCCCGATGCCGCGCCGGTGATCGCGTAGCGGTAGCGCTGCTGCTGCGCGCGGGTGTCGTCAGCGTCGACCGCGAGGCCGGTGATGCTCGTGAAGGTCGCCGCGTTGCCGCCGTGCGCCGCGCGCGTCCACGCGCCCCACCCAGGGCCGCGGAGGTAGTCGCTCCAGGCCAGCGAGTGGTGAAACAGGTAGTTGAGCCACTGCGCCGGGACCTTGTACCCAGCGGGAAGCCCGTCGTCGGCGATGGAGCTGATCGGCTCCACGAGGACGGCGCTTGCGCTCCATGCGAAGCGCGGCATGCGTGTCGGACGAGTCCCCATCAGTGCACCACCCCGGCGAGACTCCCGCCGTTGACCGGCGTCGAGCCGGAGAGATCCGCGAGGCCGGTGTTGACCCCGACCTCAAGAGCCTCGCTCCCGTCCGCGAGCGTGAACGCGTCGCCCGCGGGAGGGCAGAGGACCTGCAGCTCCACGCCCCCGGCGCGCAGTCGGCGCGCGATGGCGCCCACGTACCCGTCATCGGTGAGCAGGGCGTCCGTGGGCTCCGCGAGCATCGCCGCGGGGAACACCTCGGTGACCTCCCACGCGCCCGATGCGAGCTCCTCCCCGGTGAGGATGGACATCACCGCGTCGACGTCCGGCACGGTGCCGTTGGAGCGCATCGTGCGCGCCCACGCGTGCAGCGCGACGCGATACCGCGCGTCGGTGATCGTGGTCGCGTCGAGGCGGCGCAGGCCCATCAGCTCCCCGAGCTGGGTGAGCGCGTGCCCTGCGCTGTCGTCGATCCCGAGGACCACCAGCGGGTGTGCCGCCGTTTCCAGCCGCTGCACCGAGGCCATGAGGCCGCGGACGAGGCCCTCGACGTTGGCCTTGCGGAGCTGCCCGGGGAGCAGGGCGACGCCCTCGCCCTCGTGGTCCTCGATGAGCGCGACGTCGGTGACGGCGTTGGCCTCGGTCACGACAGGCCCCGCGTGACGGTGATGCGCCCGGTCGCAAACACGCAGCGCTCGCGCTCGCCCGGCACGTAGTTGGTGCGCTGCTGGAGCGCCTCGGTGGCGACGGTGCCCACGAAGACGTAGGCGTCGGTCACGCCCGCGACCGCGCACACGGCGGTGAGCAGGTCGGAGATGCGCGCGGGGGACCCGGCGCGGAACTCGTCGCTCACCTCGAGGAACGCGGCCTTGACCGCGGCGTCGCCCGCGTAGGTGTCGGGGTCGACCTCGACGCGGATGGTCGCGTACATGGTCAGCGAGGTGGGGCGCGAGAACTTCACCGAGCGCGACCGGCCGTTGCTGTCGGTGAAGGTCACCGTGGTGCTGCCCACCGTCTCGATGCCCCCTGCCTTCGCAGCGAACACCGCACGCCCCACGGCGTCGTCGTCGCCGCCGAGGACCATGGCCTCGACGCTTTTGCCCGGCCTCCCGATGGCATCCGGCAGCAGCGAGGTGTTCTCCCACCCGGTCACCTGGGTGACGCCCGAGACCTCCAGCACCTGCGCCACGATGGCGTCGAGGGGCGACGACGCCGCGCGCTGTGCGCTCTGCTCACGCCGCAGCCGAAAGGCCGCGTCCGTCTCGACGGGGAGGCCCGGCGTCGCATCGGCGAGGTTCGTCACCGCGGTCCACCCGCTGACGGGCGTGGAGATCACCGTGATGGTCCCGGCGGGCGCCGGGGTGCGGCCCGTGTCGAGGGCCTCCGCGGCGACGGTGAGCGTGGTGGCGCTCCCGGTGCTGTTCGTCACCGAGGCGGTGGTCACCCAGGCGTTCGCAGGCTCCCCCGTCACCGAGGCTCGGCTCCCCGCGGGGATGGTCACGCCGTTGTTGAGCGTCACCGAGAGCGTCACGGTGCCCTTCGTGGCCGCGCGACGCTCCAGCGCGGGGAAGATCCCGGCCACCGCGGCGAGGGCCTCCCCCGCTGCCCCGCCAGGCGTGCGCGCCGCGTAGACCGCGCCCACGAGCTCCCACATCTGCCCGAGCTTCGTGGCGCACAACGCGAGCACCGGGCCGAAGACGCTCTCGGCGGACACGTCCACGTCGGAGCCGAGCTCCGCGCGCACGTCGGTCTCCAGCTCCGCGAGCACCTCGGTCGCGGTCTTCGGCACCCAGCCGGTGGCGGTGAGCCCCGCGGTCACGCTGCCCCCGCGGCGAAGTCGGTGACGGTGATGGCGCTGCCCTCGACGGGCATGACGGTGAAGCTCACCGAGGCGCGGCGGGCGGCGCTCACCGAGAAGCGGAACGCCTCGACGCTGCGCACGCCGGGGCAGGTCGACACCGCGCGCCGGTAGACGCCCTCGGCCACGGCGAAGCCCGAGGACTTCCCGAGCACCTGGGTGAACAAGGGGATGCCCACCCCGAGGTCGAAGGGGTACTCCCCGGCCACGAGCCCGAGGCGCAGGTGCAGCTTCTGGCGCACGGCGTCGGCGCCCGAGGTGAGCTCCGCACGCCGCAGGCCATCAGCCCCGCGAGTGAGCTTCAGATCGCCGGTGAGGGGGTCGAGGGCAAGGTCACGCACGCGGCCCAGCGTGCGTGCCGATCCGTGCGGGGGGCTACCCCAGGCTGCGACACTGACCGGGACGAGGCAGCCGCGCCCGACGTATGGTCACCGCATGCGCCCCTGGTTGCCCGTTCTAGCCCTCCTCGCCCTCGGATGCTCCGTTGCCCCTGTCGGGGTGCTCCAGCCCCCTGGAGACGCCGCCACGGGTCAGGACGGGCCACCCCTGTGCCTTCCCGGTGCTCAGGTTGCGTGCGCGTGCGTCGGCGGATCCATGGGGGCGCAGGTGTGTGCTCTCGACGGGAGGTCGCTCGGGCCGTGCGCGTGCTCGGGTGCGGACGCTGGCACCGACGCAGCGACCGCAGACGCCCCGGCGCCTCGAGATGCCCCGCCGACCGACACCGGGTGTGCCCCGGGCGATGTCGAGCCGTGCTTCTGCCCAGGGGCCATCGGAGAGCGCACCTGCGCCGCCGACGGGTGGGGGGCGTGCCGTTGCCCCGCGGTCGACGCCGGTGCCGCCCCCGACGCCGCCCCCGACGCTCCCTCTGCGCCCGACGCCGGGTGCTCGATGGACCTGCAGACCGACCCGATGAACTGCGGGGAGTGCGGGCGGCGCTGCGCGCTCGCGAACGCCACCGCTCGATGCGTCGCCGGGGAGTGCGCCATCGCGGCGTGCGTGCGGGTCGAGGGGCAGGATTTCGCGGACTGCGACGGCATCGCGGCCAACGGCTGCGAAGCCAACAGGCAGAGCGACGTCAACTCCTGCGGCGTGTGCGGCAGGGTGTGCACGTTCTTCGTGACCAACCCCTCGGCGCCGTCGATCTACTGCAGCCTTGGCCGATGTGGGCCGTCGCCGTGCATGGGATCAACGGCCAACTGCAACGGCAACGCGAGCGACGGCTGTGAAGTGAGCATCCTCTCCGACCCCAACCACTGCGGCGGGTGCCGGGTGCGATGCGCCGCGGGCAGGATGTGTGTGAACGGGCGCTGCGAGTCTTAGGTGGCCTTGGCCTTCGTCGCCGCCACCGATGCCAGCGCAGGCGTCGATGTGGGCGCCGCTGCGGCACCCGTGACGGCGCCGGTACCAAGGTTCGCGGTTCCGGTCACGACGTGGGTGTGGCTGTTCAGCGCCGCGCGCAGCGTTTCCAGGCGGTCGTTGACGAGGTTCGCGAGGGCGACGAACTGCGACGCCGCCGCGCCGCCGATGTGGACCGTCTTGTCGGTGTCGACCCGGATCACCGTGTCGGTGCCCAGCGTCATCCGCATCGAACCGTTGGCGAAGAAGGTCACCCGCGCGTTGCTGTTGCCCACCACGAGCCCGGGGTCGGTGGGCTGCACCGCGCCGTTGGTGCCGGTGCCCGCGGGCGCGTTGGTGAGCTTCCGGCTGCGGTCGAACAGCCCCGGGATGAACACCCCGCTCCCGAGGTGGTGCCGCCCGAGAAAGCCCGGGTCGGTGACGTCGCCCCCGCCGACGCGCCAGTGCCCGATGGCATCCTCACAGAACAGCGCGACGCCCATGTCGCCGGGCTGGATCGCGAACGCGATGAAGTGGTCCGCGGTCCTCGGGAACACCACCGGCACGCAGGGGAGCACGGGGTAGTCCTCGTGCGTGATCCCGCCGTCGGGGTCATGCACCGCGCACCGCACCAGCGGCACGAGGTCGACCACCTGCAGCGTCGGGTCGTAGCTCTGCACGCGGCAGGGCATCGCGGTGTGTACTTGGCGGAGCGCGTGCTCGATGTGCGCGCGGATCAGGTCCTCTTCGCTCGGCTCAATCGTGCGGTCCCACGTCATCGAAACAGCCTCCGGCTCTCGTAAAAGGCGAGGCTGGTGAGGTCGAGCTCTGCGCCCCACTCTGCCCCGCGGGTGTCGCCCTGAAGGGCCATGTGCCCGATACGGTAGGTGCCGCTAAGCACCGTGCTCTGCAGCTGCACGAGGCCACCGGGGGCGAGGCCTGGGATCAGCAGGCACTTCGCCTTCGCGCGATGCCTCCCGTTCTTCTCGGGGGAGCCGACGAGGCCCGTGTCAGCGCTGAGCACCACCGCCGACCGCTGGAGCGCACGCCCCCGGGGCAGGAGCTGCAGCACGCCCGACTGCACCGACCACTCCAGGCCGGCGCTGCGGCACAGCGTCGTGAGCTGCTCCGCGGCGGGGCCATGGAGCACGTGGCCCTCGGGGAAGAGCGCGCCCACGCGCCCGATGGCCGCGAGCTCGGAGACGTCGTCCACGTTGCCCGGATCGACTTCCATCTGCTCCGCGATGCCCCGGATCACGTCGCGCAGGGAGGTATCAGCCGCGAAGGCGTTCGCCCCCCGCGCGCGCCGCAGCGCGAACTCCCCATCCCCCGCGCCGATCTCCAGCGTCCACTCGGGGTGCTCGCGCTTCTCGACTGCGCGCCGGAGGTTGCCGCGGAAGATCACCGGCCGGGACGCCTCGACGTACCCCGCGGAGACCTCCACGACCGTCTGCGGGTTCGCCGCGCCCGCTGCGCTCCCGAACGACCTGCGCCGGGGGAGCGCGAGGATCTGCGCCCGGTGCTCCGGGCTGAGGTTGTACAGCACCAGCTCGCACGTCCCCGGGCGCGCGGCGGTGCTCCGTTCGATCTTGAACGAGCAGTCGAGGTCGGTGGTCGCGAACGGCCCGACCTGCACCCGCCACGCGCGCTGGAAGAGGCGCTGCGTCACGGGATGACCTCGCGCACGGCGTCGAGGTCGGCGCCATCGAGGTAGAGCAGCACGTGCCGGTCACCGAGGGAGGTGAAGGTCGGATCATCGAGGCCCTCGCGCACGCTGCGCTGGTCCACGAGCACGATGTCTCCCGCGGGGCGCCGCGAGTCCCGCACGCCGCGCAGGAGCCGCAGGGAGGGCGCGAGCACCCGCCCGGTGACGATGGCCGCGCCGTCCTGGTCGGCGAGGTCGAGGGACCACCGGCCGCTGCGCTGCGACCAGCGGAAGGTGAGCTGGTATTCGCGCCCGTCGAGGGCGGTGGTCTGCGTCCACGTGCTCTGCCCGCCCGGGGTGCAGGGGATGTTGAGGACAGCCATGGTCAGGGTCTCCCTCCGCCGATGGCGGCAAGCAGGAGGTTTTCGCCAACCGAGTTGTTCGGAGTCGCGGGCTGCTGGCCTCGGTTCTGCGGCGGCTGTCCGCGGCGCTGCGCGGGCACCGGCACCCGCTGGATGTTCGCCCGCCGGATGCGCCGCAGCTCCAGCACCACCGGGAGCGCGTTGCCGTGCTCGGAGTCCTTCGAGGTGCTGTAGCGGGTGAGGACCAGGTCCTCCACGGTGCGCAGCACGCCCGTGTAGCGGAGCACCGCGGCGCCCACGAGGGCGTGGAGCGCCTCGTCCACCGCGCGCACGCGGTCGAAGCTCCCGCTCCAGGTCAACACGCTGGCCTTGAGCTCGCGCCCGCCCACGTTGAGCGTGGTGGGCTGCACCCCGCCCGTGACGCCCCCGGTGTGTGACGCGGGGAGCACCAACGGGCTGTTGGTGACCATCCCCTCCAGCGTGATGGTGTCGGGGTTGCGCTTGAGGTGGTCGACGATCACCACGCCGCTGTCGACCGCATGCTCGGTGGGCTCCGCGGTCGACTCGTAGCCCTCCTTCTCGGTGACATCGAGGGCGATGGCGAGGAAGCCATCCGCGGTCTGGTATTCGAGCAGGGGCTGCACCATCGCGTCACTCCTCCGCGTCCTGGGGGTGGGCTTCGTCGCGCTGTCGGCGCGCACGCTCATCCATGAGTTGCGCGACGCGGTTCATCACCTCGCGCGGGTCGGTCACGCCAGTGATGTTGAACTGGTTGGTCGTGTGGTTCTGCACCGTGCGGTTGCCGCCGCCAGCGCGCACCGGGGCCGTCATCGCTGGCGTGTAGCTCAGCGCCCGCAGGTAGTCCGGCTGCGTCGGCGCGGTGGGCGCGCGGTCGACCGTGGGGGTGATCGACGTGAGGCGCACCCCGCGACGCCCTGTGACGCTTGCGGTGCCCGGGAGCAACGGCGCCGTGGGCTGACGACCTCGGATCGGCACCGCCGCCGGGCGCTGCCCCTGGATGATCGAGGTGAGGCGCGGGCTCGATCCGACGAGGGTCTCCAGCACGTTCCACTTCGTCAGGAAGCGATCAAGGCTCTCGTAGGCGGCGTCGATCCACTCCGTCACGTCCCGCCACAGGATCGGGAGGTACTGCAGCGTCTCCCGCGCGGCCCCCGCGCCGTACAGGTAATCGATGAACCGCCCGATGACGGAGTTGCCGCCGCGCAGGAAGGTCACGATGTCGTCGATCACCAGCAGGATGACCGCGAGCGCAGCCCCCGAAAGCGCGAGAGGCGCAAGCACCGGGGCCCACGCGGCGATGATCTTCACCCCCGCCGCCGCCCCTGCGACCCCGAGGGCGGCGATGGCGACGTTCACGAGGTTACTCCCGCGCGTCATCCGCGAGAGCCACCCGGTGGCGTTGGCGATGCCGTTGGTGAGGTAGGTGACCACCGGGAGCAGGGAGGTGGCGATCACGCTCCGCACGCTGTCGAGAGCGACCTGCATGCGCCCCTGCGCCACGGTGAAGCGACGTCCCTGCTCAACCGCCTCGGGGAGCACCCCGCCACCCAGGGCGGCGAAGTCCTCGCGCTGGCGCCGCAGCGCCGCCGACCCGCCCGCGAGCACGGTGAGCATGCGACGCCCGTTGGAGCCGAACAGCTCCTGCGCGAGCCGCGCGCGGTGGATGGGGTTGCGCACGCGCTCGAAGCGGTCGGCGAGGTCCAGCAGCACGTCGCTCGTGTCGCGGATCGTCCCGTCGGTGTTCCGCGCGCGCACCCCGAGGCGCCAAAGGGCGTTGGTGGGGCCACCCGTGCGGGCCTCGATGGCGCGCAGGCCTTCGGCGAGGGTGGTGAGCGACCCCGTGACGACGTCGGCGCCCACGCCCGCGGCGTTGCCCGCGAAGGCGAGCTGCTGGAACTGCGTCTCCGTGACGCGCGCGGCATCGGCGGTCTCTCGCAGCGCGGCCACGTCGCCCGCGAAGGCCACGGCGAAGCGGTGAGCCACCGCGACGACGGCGCCCATCCCGGCCGCGAGCCCGAGGGCCCGCATGCGCACGCTGCCCTTGAGGCTGTTGAGTAGTTTCAGGCCGGGGATGGTGTCGAGGAGCGCCCGCTTCTCGTCCTCCGCGGCCTTGGCGGCGGCCTCTGCCGCCTTCGTCGCCTCCGCGGCCTCGGCGGTCTTCGCCTTCTCGCGCTCGGCCGCGGACCTCTGAACGTCGGCGAGGACCTTCTTCTCGGTCTTCGAGAGCGACTCCTCGAGCTTGATCTGACGCTCGGTGTCCGCGAGCATCTTCTCCAGCGGAGCGTCGTCGACCTTGAAGCCGAACTCCGCGAAGACCTGGCGCAGTGCTTCACCTGCCACGGGTCACTTCTCCTGCGCGGCTCGCGCCTCAGCGTCGAGGAGCGCGTCAATGATCTGGTTGGCTGCGTAGACGTCGGCCAACGTCCACTCGTGGAGGATGGTGCGCAGCGAGTCGCTGAAGCGCCCGCTGGAGGCCACGCGCCACACCGGCCACGGGATGTCACTCACCGCAGCCGGGGGCACGTGGATCGCTACTTCGCCGCGGCGGAGGCCTTGGCCGCGAGAGCCTTGGCCTCCGCCTCCAGCCACGCGGCCAAAGGGCCGAAGTTCAGCTTGAGCGCCCCTCCGAGCCAACTGAACAGCGCCACGGCGTCGCCCTGGAAGTGGATCTCCCACTGCGCGCCCGCGGCGCCACCGAGCGGGAGCTTGCGGTCGCCGCTGACGATGAGGGTGTGCTCCGCGAGGACCTTGCACACGTCGAGCACGTCGGCTTCTTCCAGCCGCGTCGCCAGCTCCGCGAGGACCGCGCCGATGTTCGTCGAGGACACGAGCTGCGAGGGGTTGTCGAGCATCGCGGCGAAGCTCGGACCGACGATGCGGACCGTCTTCGCCATGAGCTTGATCATCGCGCTCGTGTTGAGCGGCTTGATCTCGTAGGTGTGCCCCCCGAGGGTGACGATCTCCGGCTCGCGCATCAGCCCACCGTCGCCGCAGCGGTCGCGCCGTGCGCCCAGGTGGCGTTGAACAGCTCGATCTCCCACTCCAACTGCCCGACCTCCTTGCCGCGCGCCGTCGCGGGCCACTTCTTGATCTTGGCCGTGGGGCTGGTGACGATCAGGGAGCCCGTCGCGATGTCGCGCATCTCGAAGGGCACCACCGCGCCGCGCTCCATCAGCGCGCCGAGGAGCGCGTTGGTGGACGAGGTCTGCAGGGTGACGATCTTCGCGTTGGCGCGCGGGTCGATGATCTTCGCGATGGCGACGCTCCCGTCGGCACCGACCTTCGAGGCGTGGCCCTCGCTGGCGGGCTCGCACGTGAAGAAGTCACCATCGGCCATGCCCTGCGACATGTCGAGGCCACCGAGGGTCAGCGCGACCTGCTGCGGCGAGTAGACCTTGAGGGGATCGCTCATGACTCAGTTCTCCGTGCGGCTCAGGCCGCGACCGTGCCTGCGACGTTGACGGCGTGGATGGCGCCCTGCACCGTGGCGTTGAAGGTGACGTTGGGGAGCACGCGGGTGGCGCGCTGCGAGGAGCTCAGCGACGCCGCGGTGGGCACCGAGGTGCTCCAGGTGGCGAGCAGGTTGTACGGGGCCCCGCTCGCCTCGGTGAGCTGCGCGCGGAGTTCGGCGTGCGCCCGGGCGATGCCCTTGTCCGTGAACCCGATCTTGTCGCCCTGCGCGCTGACGAGGAGCCCGAAGATCCGCTCCCCGATGCGCGCGTGGAGCCAATCGAGGCCGTGGATGATGTCCAGCCACTCCCCGCCCCCGACCTTGCCGCCGAAGGTCACCTTGCGGCCCGCGATGGTCTCGATGCTGCCGCTGTTCTTCGCCACGAGGGCCGCGCGGGCGCTGCTGTCGACGGGCCAGCTCCCGACGCCCACGAGCTCGCGGTTCACCCAGGTGACGCTCCCGGGGCTGTACGCCAGGGCGTTGCCCACGAGGGCCGCGGCGATCCACGAGTCCACCGTCGCGATGGCCGGGTGGAAGCTCACGTGCGTGCGGAAGTAGTCCCGGTCCGCCGTGAGGTAGGCCACGTCGGTGATGCTGTCGGCGTTGAGCACCTCGGAGTCGGCGTTCTGCGCGACGAGGATCTTCTTCGGCGTCAGCGGCTCGATGGCGGCGGCGAGGGCGAGGATCTCCGCGGAGCTGTTCGAGTCCAGCAGCGCGCAGTACCAGTCGTCATCCTCCGCGCGGATCGCGGTGAGGTCGGACGCGATGCCCGGGTCGCCCGTGCGGTCCTCCAGCGCGAGGTCACCCGCGGTCACCTCCAGCGAGGGGATCAGCCCGGCCGGCGCCGCGAGGGTGATGTGCGTGGTGTCGTCGGTCGCGGTCCAGGGCGCGGCCACGCCCACGGTGAAGGTCCCGCCCGTGCCGCTCTGGATCGGGATCGCGATGGAGGTCACCCGCGCGAAGAGCTTGGTGGTGGTGACCGTCGCGTTGCCGCCGTTGGGGATCGCGAGCGTGTCGGTGATCGTCGTGCCGTTGGCGTCCTTGCCCGTGACGGTCGCGGTGGTCGCGTCCCAGTCGGCGTGCGACGAAAGCGTCAGCGTGATGCGCCGCGAGGGGGAGAGCGCGCGGTAGCCCAGGGCGCCGTTCAGGATCGCCCCCGAGAGCGTCTGCAGCGAGGTCGACGACGCGCCGCCCGTGGCGAGGATCGCGTCCACGTCGGCGAGGGCGTTGATCGCCGCGGTGAGGTTGGTGCAGATTTTCGCGACGCTCGCGCTGCCGTCGCTGGTGTAGGTGGCTTCCAGGCCCTCACACTCGACGGTGTAGGCCGTCTCGTTCGACGCCTCGGGGGTGAGGCGGATCGACTTGGTGAACGCGTTCGCGCGGCGCCCGATCTTGATGGCCGCGGGCGGGTTGGGCTGCGACCACAGCGCACTGGCGATCTTGTGCGCCGTGTCGTCGGGCGTGTAGCCCGCGGCGGTCATCTCGCTCAGGCTCGCGTAGCTGTGCACGCGGTCGCTCGTGCGGCGCGTCTGGTACGCGAGGATGCACGGCGTCGAGAAGCCCTGCTGCGTGACCGCGCTGGACACGCGGGTGATGGCGACGGCGACGATGTCGTTGAGGCTCATGAGAATGTCCCTCCGCTGTCCACGGTGTCGGGCAGTGCAGTCCCCGCGGAGCCGGTCACCGTCGCGCCGATCTGGACGCTCGTGATGGTGGCCGTCTGCCCCGCGGTGTCGGTGTAGTGGCTCACCGCGTTGAACGTGAGCTCCACGGTCGCGCGCGAGGTCATGCGCCCGTTAAACGGGTAGTCCGTGCGCCGCACCGGGGCCACGCTCGCCAGCGCCACGTTGAGCGCCTCCAGCGCCGCCAGGGAGCTCGGGGCGCGGCAGCGGTCGACGATGCGCTGAGCGACCGCGGAGGCGTCGTAGCCCGCGCGCTGGTCCTCGACCTCGACGTCGACCTGCAGCACCGGGCGCCGGTCGCCATGGAGCGACGGGGTGAGCTCGGTGACGGCGGTGGCCGCGGCCTCGTTGAACTCCCACTCCTCCGCGTCGAGGCCCACCTGCGGGATGGACACCCACTGGATGAGCACCAGCGCGGCGCCAGCGGGCACCACCGGGCGCGTCGCGTTGGCCTTCACGCAGAGGGCCGCAGCGGTGCCGGTGAGGGTCGACAGCCAGGTGAGCAGGCCGGGCTCCAGGGTCGCAAGGTCCATCAGGCGCCCTCCACGAGCCACGTCACCGAGGACCGGAGCTGGCCCGTGTCCACCAGCGGCGTGCTGCTCTTCTTCTTCGCCACGGTCGCAGGGCTCAGCGCAGGCTCGATGCCCGCGGCGATGCGCTGCTGAATCCACCCCGCGACCTTCGCGCCGATGGCGTCGAGGGCGGGCTTGAGCTCGATGTCACCGGCCACCACCTTGGCGAGCATCACGCGCTCCAGCCGGGCGATGTCCTCGGTCCTCTCGTCGATGGTGCCGCGGATGAACGACCGCGCCGGGATGCCCGCGCGGGGTGCGCCGAACTCATGCACGGCGGCGACCTCGAGCAGCGACAGCTTCCCCGTCGCCCCCTCGCGCTCCTTCTTGGGCGCGTCGCTGAGGATGCCCACGCGCACACCGGCCTTGCTGCTCCGCAACGCGCGGATGCGCGCCACGAGGGCGTCAGCGCCGTTGTCGACCACGCGCACGCTCATGGGCGCGCGAGCCTCGGCCCGCCGAAGCGGGCGCGCGCGAGGCGCTGACGCTCTTCAAGGTAGGACGTGCGGGCCTTGTCGTTGCCCTCCTGCCTCGCGGTGGCGCCTCCCGGGCCCATCGCGATGAGGTGCGCGGCGAGGAGCCCCTGCGCGGCGTCCGCGTCGTCCCCGAAGCCCGTCACGTCGGTGCGCGTGAGGGCGTTGGCGAGCTTCGCCTCCACCAACGCGTCGCCGATGGCCACGAACTCCGGGTATTCGACGCGGAACGTCGCGAGGGACATCGCCACGATCAGCTCGCCTTCTGGCCCTTCGGGGGCTTCTCGCCGTCGCCCGCAGGGGGCTTCGGCGCGGTGAGCGCCTCGACCTGCGCGCGGAGCTCGGCGAGCTCGCGGTGGGCGTGCTCGAGGAGCAGGCCGCGGCGGTCAATCTCGGCCACGGCGGCGCGGAGCTCGCCCGCGGGCACCGTGCCCTCGTCGGTCGACGGGAGCACGAGGCCGTCGTCTCGCACGGGCTGCAGGCGCCCGGTCTGGAGCGCGATGGCGACGCCGGGGTTGTTGGCGTCGACCTCGCCCTGGGCGCCGGGCATGACGCCGCAGACCTTGGCCTTGGCCGTGTGCGGGTTGCGCACGAGCACCATGTGCTTCTGGCGCTCCATCACGCGCACCCGTCCATGTAGCGGGCGCTGCCGGGGTAGCGGAAGATCACGCCGCCGCACTTCATGTGGCAGATGACCTTCCAGGCGAGGCCCTCCTGCTGGGGCGCGAAGGTCTCGAACTCCACGGGCAGGAGCGTGCAGACCTTCTCCTCACGGCGGCTGAACGCCATGATGCGCGGCACGCCACCGGAGCCCGCCGTCTCCAGGCGCTCCCAGGTGTCGATGGTGATGCCGGGACGGTTCTTCTTGAAGAAGTCCATCGCGGTCACGTCGGTGTTGGGGATCAGCTTGCGCTGCGCGATCTCCTCCAGCGAGGGCGGGAGCAGGATCGTGTCGCCCGCCTCGGTGCCGCGCGAGTCCACGCGGATGTCGCCGAGGATGCCGAAGAGGTCCTGGGCGATCTCGGCGCCGTCGGTGCCGGCGTTCGACCACAAGCCCGTGATGGGGCTGAAGGTGGGCACCGACGCGTTGTTGAGCGCGCCGGTGTAGCCGACCTCGGTGTCGCCCACGGCCACGAGCTCGTCGAGCTTGCGGGCGAGCACGGAGCGCGCGGCGAGGGCCCGCGAGTCCTCGATGCTGCGGCGGGCCATCACGCTGCGGCGCGCATCTTCCAGCGTGTAGTTGTAGGAGTCGCCGTAGTTGTAGAGCTTCGCCTCGACCTCGGCGCTCTGCGAGTCGACACCGGGGAAGTCCGTCGCCCAGTTGACCACGCGCTTGGCCTGACCGGCGTAGTCGCGCGTCTCGTAGAGGTAGGACGCCGCACCCGGGTCGATGTCCGACTTCACAGGGAAGAGCAGCGTGCCCTTGAGGTCGGGGTACTGCTGGTCGAACGCGCGCGCGTCGATGTCGACGAGCTGGCGCGTGAGGATGGCGGTCTCGTTCGCGTCGAGGCGCTGCTCGATCGGGAGCCGCGCGTTGATGGCGCCGATGACGCTCGCGTACTGGTCCTGTCGGATGGATCGCTTCATGTCGTTCCTCAGCGCGGCAGGAGCCGCAGTCCCGCGAGGCCCGCGCCGGTGGTCTTCTCGATCCACCGGGCACGGACGATCTGTGAGAGGTCGTTGGCGTCGGCGGTCGCGCGGAAGTGGCCGAGGGTCTCGTCCCCCGAGGCCACCATGCGCACGAGCACCGGCTTGTTCACGTCCACCGCGGTCTCGCTGTAGACGTAGATCGCGCCGTCATCGAGCACGGGCACCTGATCGTCGACGGCGTAGGCGCCCGGGGGCTTGGTGGCGTCGTAGAGCACGATGCCGCCGAGGCGCGCGTCCAGGGGGCCGAGGCCCGCGGCGAAGCCCACGGTGTACGCACCACCGATGCCCGACTGCGCGGGCACGTAGACCTCGGTGACGAAGCTGAAGAACTTCTTCCCCGTGAGGGTCGTGTTGCCGCCGTTGGGCATCACGAACGCCTCCTCCTGGGGCAGGCCGTTCTCGTCCTTGCCGCGCACGTACCACGTGGTCAGGTCGAAGTCCGCGTGGGACGTCGCCGTGATCGTGATGGGGCGCGGCGGGTACATCTCGTTCTGGCCCACGGCACCGTTGAGGCCCGTGGTGGTGATGCTCGTGGCCGTCGCCGCGGTGGCGATGCTGGTCACGATCCCGTCGGCGTCCGCGGCGTCGGGCGCGGTGTACGCCTCGAAGCCCTGGGCGGTGCCGTTGTCGCCGTCGCGCATGCAGGGCAGGCCCGCGACGAGCGCGGTGAGGGCGAGGCCCGAGAGCACGCGGTAGCGCTCGGCGGGGTTGGCGATCTGACCGGCGAAGCCCTTCGCGGGCGCCTGGTCGTAGGTGGCGAGGTTCGGCATGGCTCAGACCTTCCCGAGGGAGATGGGCGCGTGGCTGCGCTCGTAGGTGCGGCGACGCAGCGCCGCGGCGGGGTCCTCGTCGCCGTCGGTCTTCACCGCGGCGGGGTTCTGCGGGTCGCGGCCGTTGGCGAGCGCGTTGGCGGCGGCGAGGGAGTCGTTGCGCGTGGCGGCCGTGGCGGTGACCGCCTCGAACATGCCCAGCACGGTGTCGACGCTGAGGCCGTCGAGCTTCACGGTGGGCAGCGCCTTCGCGACCACCTGACGGCGGATCTCGTCGGCCTTGAGCCCATCGAGCTTCACGTCCGCGCCGAGGACCGCGCGCGCCGCGCCGAGGAGGGCCCCGCGCTTGGCCGCGATGGAGTCCTGCACCGCCTCGGGGACCATGTCCTCGGTGACGGGCTCGGGCGTGGCGGCGCTGGCGGCAGCCATCTTCGCTTCGAGGCCCGCGACGGTCTGGAGCGCCTTCATCAGCGCGTCCTTGACCGCGGCGAGCTCGGCGCCGTCGGCGTCGGCCTTCTTCTCCATCGAGTCGACCGCGTCCTGGGCCATCGCGAGCTTCTTGTCGTCGAGGGCCTTGTCCTCGCCGTCGAGGCGATACTCGACGCCTCGGATCTTGATCTTCTTCATCGTCGGGTCTCCCGCGGGCGCATCGACCCGCACTGCGACGGCCCCGCCATCGAGGCGCAGCCCCACATCACTGCCCGCGCGGCCCCAGCCCGAAGGCCCCAGCCCCACGTGGTTGTATCGGCGGTTGCGCTGCACGCGCTGGTAGCTCTCGCCCTCGAAGACGCCGGGCGTCTCGTCGAGGTCGCAGACGTAGCCCGCGCTGGTGTCCTTGCGCTCGCCGGAGCGGATCCGCGCACACTCGGCGGCGTCGTTCACGGTGAGGGTCGCAACGAGGTAGTCACCCTCGACGCGCGGGTCATCGTGCACGTGGCCCACGGCCACCTCGCGGTAGGTGTCCGCGGTCACGAGGCCGGGCGGGTGGAGGTCGGTCACGGTCGCGCCGCGCAGGGTCGCCAGCGCCGCGTCGTCGCGGAGCGTCTCGGGCGGCACGAGCTCGGCCCACTCTTTTCCCGCGGTGTCGCGGTAGCGCAGCACGCCAGCGCGCGCCACGGCGGCCTCGACGCGGAGACCTCCCTGGGGAGTCTCCACGACGCGGCGCAGCGGGGCGGCGGTGTCGAGTCGGAGCGCGGGCACGCCCCAACGGTGCGCGGGGTGCGCCGGGTTGCGCTAGCCATCGCTGTGCCAGTGACCGGGACGGGGAGGGAGGTCAGTCGTCGAAGCCGGGGATGACGGGGATGGCAACGCAGCGGCACTGGAAGTGGACCCCAGGGAGCCCGCGGGTGCCCCTGCGGCGGTCGACGATGGGGGGATCGTCGTAGCGGTAGCGGTTGCCCTCCAGCACCTTGTGGTCGGCGCGCACCCGCTCGTCGCGGCTGGTCGACCACACGAACTCGGTGATCCCCGCGGCCTCGTGCCTGCGCTGCGTGACCTCCGCGTTGAGCTTCAAGACCTGGTCGCGGGCGATGAGCTCGGCCCGCGAGCGGGTGACCTCGCCCATGTCGCGGATCGACTTCGCCACCTCTTCGACGCGCGTGCCGGCCCCGGCGTCGTCGAGGATCGCCCGCACCCGCGTCACCTTGTCGGCCGCGAGGCTCTTGATCAGCGCCACGTTCTCGTCGCGAAACGCGGCCATGACGGGCCCGAGCTCGGGCTCCGCGGTCGGGAGGTCGACGCCCAGGCTGGCCTTGAGCTGGCGCGCCCACGCCTCCCGCGAGGCGGTGGCGGTGGCGGTGGAGATCTCCTGCAGCCGCGCCACGAAGCTCTTGCCCTTGAGCACCCGGCGCACGGCGGCCGCGGCCCGCGAGGCGGCGCTGCGACCCTTCGCGCGGGTGAAGGGCGGATCCCCGTCGGCGGCGTCGGCGCGCACGATCCCCTCGGCGCGCAGGGCATCGAGGATCGCGGTATCCATCTCCGCGCTGAGCTCCCGCAGGAGCTTGGTGTGCGCGACGATGGCGCCCGACGGCGGCGCGGGCGGCGGCACCCGCGGGCGGCGACGCTTCGACGCCGCGGCCTCGGTGAGGCGACGGCGGAACGCAAGGATCTCAGTTCGGGAGGCCACTGAGCTTCGCTCCCTTCGCCTCGCGGCGACGCTTCACAGCCTCGCGCGTCTCTTCGACCAGCGCCGTCGCGAGGGCGGTGGCGAGCGTGGTCAGCGCCCAGGTGACCGTCCAGTTGATCACGCTGCACCTCCCGTCAGTTCGATGTCCACCCGGACCGAGTCCCACCACACCGACACCGTCGGGCACGTGACCGCGAACGGCGGCACCGGCGCGGGCGTCGCATCCCCGGGCTGCACGTAGGCGAGCGTGAGGTGCGGCGTGAACCCGTGCCCCTTCGCCACCTCGAAGCCCGCAGCGCGCAGGAATGCCACCAGCGCGGGGCGGGTGTTGGTGATGGACGGAGAGTCCACGGGCACGTAGACCGGCTCCCCCGCAGGCCCAGCTGCGAAGCGTCCAATGCCGCCGAGCGTCGCTTCGATGGGTGCCACGGTGAGCGCCCACAGCCGCACAGCCGCCACCGCGCGGTCGATCGACTGCGGGTCCCCACGGTCGTTCATGCCGAGGAAGGCCAGCGTGATGTGCAGGTCTTCGGCGGGCGTCTCCGTCGGCAGGCGCGACGCGTATGCGGGCGGGAGCTGGAGCACCACGGCGAACCCGTCGGAGCGCCCGTCGACGCGCCGCACCTCGAAGCGCGAGTCTTCGACCACCGGCACGGTGTCGCCCTCTTCGAGCACGTCGCCCTCCTCGGTGTCGGTCGGCGCCCGCGCGATGAGCCGCCCCACCACGAGCTC